ACCATTTGTTGTGCTTATGCGCTGTCCAGTTGTGCCGTTTGGCAATACCATACTGTCGGTGCCTGGAATAATAGGATTACTAGACAGGCCAATCACTGGGCTACCATTTACACCACTACCATTTGTCACTGTAATTTGATTAGCAGTGCCAAACATAGTACGATATAAAGGAACATCACCGCTGCGTACTAATAATCCAGTACCTGTGCTGTTGTCAACATTGGTTAGGAATGTACCTAAGGTCGTCCCGCCAGTTCCGCCACCAACAACTTCATAGTCGTCAGCAATTGTTCCTAGGTTCACACCGTTTCTAAGGTAAGTAACGCCATTGTCAGCACGAAAGACCATTTGCCCTTCTGTTGCACCACTGTTTAATACGCCAGCAGCATCTGCAACGAACAATGTTGCTCCGTCAACTGTGTAGTTGTTTGAAATAACAACCGTAGTATCGCCGCTAGAAGAAGATCCTGCGGCTGCGATTGCGGCCAAAATTTCAGCTTCACTAGTTGGCAATGTGCCATTAAGGTACCCAGGAGCATTAATAGCAGTCGGCACAACACCCTTACTTGTTTGTTCATCTTGCTGTGCAAAACTTTGAGTATACCCAACAATCTCGCCGCAATAGTTGTAGACTGGCTGTTGCTCTGCGATGGTCGGCTTTGGATCAGTTAGCTGACGCAATTTAGCTAACAGAGTTGGCTCACAAATTAACTCACATATAGATTTGCGGTTACCCTCATCATCAAACAAATCATAGTTACGTGTTTGACTATCTATGCCTCGCAACAATTCCGCAATTCTATAAGCGTCACTCACACTTGCAATTTGATCCGGTCCCATGTGTACACCCATGTCAGGATTGACTAGGCGGGCAATAGCTTCAGGATCGTCACTGCCACCTTGATCATATTTTGTAGTGACCTGTGTCTCTCTTTCAATTAAGCCATTTATTGCGCTTTCAATCAGTGCAATGTCATTCAATAGTGTCGCTTCAATTGCGTTCAAGTTATCAATATTGTCCCAAATTTTCTTAAGGAGGCCGCCGCTAAACACACTACCGTTAAATGTGCCGCCTATTAAGCACCCACCAATTTGATCTGGTACCATCTGTCCAATCGAATCAACAATACTCTTTCCAGCGCCAAGGAAACTTTCCATTACATTTTCAAGAACATTTGGGATACGGATAGGATTAATAGGTGCTGAGCAGAAGTTAATCATGTTTGCAATGTTTGATATTTCAGAAAGGACGTTGTTAATACGTCCGAGGACTTCATCAATCCTAAGGTGGTCCATTAACTTATCAAACGTTTGGTCAAGTGATGCCAATGCGGCATATAGTGTATCAGTTATTGTCCCTAATACTGTACTCAATAGCTCTTTTAAATTAAGGCTAACACAAATTTGAATGTTAGGCAGTAGTAAGCCTCGTCCAGCAAGCAAACTACAGACAATCTCTTTAAGATTGAAGTCCATCTCAGCACTAACCATGAAGCCAGCAATATCAGCCACACTGGTTGATAGTTGTGCGCTTGCACCTACGTTATCCGTTAGATAGTCGCTAGCACTCTGTATGCCGTTGGGAAAGTCTGTAAATGCTCCCATGTTAACTCCAATTACCTATAGGTTGTGCGCCAGATAGGCCATCACCTGTGCCAACTCCAGCTGGAATACGTCCATACCATGGACTCCAGCCCCTGGCTGCTGCCTGGTCTAATGAGAAACGTATCTGATTTGTTACGCCGTCTCGTGTGTTATCGTTTGCTAGGCTTCTGCCTGTATTTGTTTCGTAGTCGTTACCAAGTCCGCCGCCTGTGTACAATTGGTATGGTCCGAAGCTTGCTTCTTTTCCATTCAATGCGCCATTGCCGTTTCGTGGTATCTGTGATTGATATGCGCCCTTGCCTTCAAACTGATAAATCCGAACTGCGGTGTCAGGATCAATGCCGCGCAGTATAGCTTCTTCACGAATGATTGCTTCTATTTCTGCGTCAGATAAATCTTCAGGGTAGCCAGGACTTGAGCCGTCATCAAAGTTGTCGTCTTGTTGGTCCACTGATCCGTCTGCATTTCGATCACCTGGCATTGGCGAGCCATCTGCATTTCGTTGTACTGCTGGATCAGGATAAAGATCTGCTCTAGTTGGATCTGCTGTGTTGTCAAATTCTGTGCCGCCACCACCGCTTCCGCCACCACATGCAAAAACATTTGGGCTAGCACCAACGCTTTTAGGGTTGCAATGTGAGCCGCCGCGTGGTGGACACAAACTGTCTGGCGCTGCGCTACTACCTTTAAGGACAACCTTTTTGCCATTTATGTAAACTGTACCGTCATTGACGGTGGCACCCAAGGCGCCGCCGCCATGGGTGTTAGGGTCTCCTTGCACACTTCCAAGTTTACCGTTTACAAATACGTTACTTTGGCCTACTACAGTTGTGGATGCACCACAATTGCGTGAGTCAGAATTACGATGTACTGCTGTTGCCATAGATACTCCTTATAGAGTATTTATTACACAATCAGTCCTTGGGCCGCGCCCGGGCTAAAATCAAGACCGCTTACTTGCTGTGTGTAGGCATTTTTGAAGTCTGCGCTACTTAGTATTGTAGTAATCACTGTCTGTTTATTAAATGGTAGATTACCATTGCCCTCGCGTAGATAGCTGCTTGACATAATATATGGCGCTAACCCCATTTGTCCTTCACCTGTTGGTACTGGTACAAGTGGCTTGCGTAGTATAATTTCAGTTGCTGTTTCTTCTACATAGTAGCCAATTACTTCTTCGCCTGATACCAATTTGAGTGTCAGTACGTCGTTCTTTTTATGTGTTGTTGTAGTTAGCATTTAAACTCCTGTGTTTCCAGACCACATATTGTGATCCTCATAATATTTTTGTAGTTCTGTATATCCACCGACGTATTCGCCGTGCATAAAGATTTGTGGTACTGTCTTTGCGTTTGGCACAGCTTCTAACAGTTGCTCGCGTGTCCATTCTTCTGTTTGGATATTGCGCTCTTCGTATTTGACGCCACTTGTTCGTAGCATATTTTTTGCCATGTCGCAATACGGGCAACCATTTTTGCTCCATACGATTGTTTCATTCATCTTATTTCTCCCATTCATAAACATAGACCTCGTGGTCCTCTAATATTCCGTCAACCAGTATCATTACATCATCCCATTTCAATCCGCCAAGTCCGCTGCCTATTTTAGGCATAGCGATGGTGGTAAGGTTGTTGTCGCGCATGTAGTTATCGATCTCAACTAAACAGTAAGCAACTGCATTCAAGTCAGCATATTGTTTACCATCGTATCCTTTACCTTGCTGTGTATGCGCGTTAACCCATACTTGGTCATTGTAGTCAACAAACTGACACGTACCAAGTATATGCTCTTTCAAGCTAAGATATTGATCGCGCACATACGGATGCTTGCGCTTGATTGCGCCTGCCACTCCGCTTCCAAAATGACCAGTGCAGTTTACGCCATGAGCAATTACTTGCTCTGTTGCGTCAGTTACGTCGCCTTTCTTATAATACATCAAGGTAAGTACCTCCAAAAGTTAGTTTGAAAAGTGTTGCTTCTTCTTGTGTTTCAAATTTCCAATCATCATTCAAGGTGTAATTAAATGAAATGTCGTGGTCCTTGCCCCATTTATCTGCCACACCCCAGGCTGGGCCATGGTCATGGAGGGCGCGAAAACTAATGATATAGTTTTTAGGTTCCATTGTTCATATCTCTCCTTGTTGGACGAGCCATAATTTGGCGCTGTAAGATGTGAATGCCTCGTCTAAAGTCATCCACATCTTCACTGTGCTCTGCTGGCAATTCCAGGAACATGTTCCAAGCCATTGCCAACGCTTCTAAACAATCTTTCTCTTGTTCAGTCATTTAAATTCCTTGAACTGATAATCACCACCCAACGCCAGTTTTGCAAGTGTAGCGTCTTCTTCTGATTCAAAGAAAACCGTGTTCACCGGAGTGAATGGATGTGCGGCCATATGATAATACCCAAGTTGGCTTTCACAAATTGCCCTTATTTCTTGTGCATTATCCTTGTTTAGCGCCCCAAATTTAAGACGATCTGGGTATTTTGAAGAGAGCCCTATGTATATTTCTAGGGCACTCTTATTGTTTTTTCCAGACATTAAATCTCACATGCTCCGCCTGCACAGGCAATCGCGCCCATAGTATCAATGTCAGTATACATTTTCTTTGACAGTCCAGTCAAGAAGTCAATTGGTTGCATGTTTTGTTGAATCTTTGTCCACTTGTGTAGCAAGTAAACGTCCTTCAAGCAATACTCTGCTGTCTTTTCATCACCATCAAAGTAGTTAGCTGCAAAGTTCTTAAAGCGACGGATCCAGTCCGCACCTAAGTCCTTTTGTTCACCTGCACGTTGACTGTTTTCGCTCTGTGCCATAAATGTAGCAGTCCACAAGTCGCCGAAGCCTTTTGTTGATTCAACAATCAATCCACTTGCAAACATTGCTGCGCGACCATATTTGGCAACAATCTGATCTTCTGTCAGCACTTCAGTAAATGGCGCTTGGTTGAAGTCTTTGTCGCCGCTTGTAGCTAGGAAGCTAATGCCTGCAAAGCTGTCACGATTCGTAAACAAATACTCTTCCACTTCATCCCACTGATCAGGCGCAACTTGCACTGTGTTTGAAACGTTATGACGTACTGTTGGGTCTACGCATAGGCTTTCATCTGTACCATACTCAACCCAGCTATTTTGTACAAGGCGTACCTTTTCAAGTAATTTTGTGCCGTATAGCTCGCTCTTGAATAGTGAATCGCGCGGTGCAATGACAGGGAAACTGATTTGGTAATCAGTGCCGTTTGTTGACCAAACACTCTCTTCAACCATGTAAGGATTGCTTTTTGCAAATAGCTGTGCAACTTCTGTGTCCTTGTTCATCTGTACGTGACGGATGTAACGTGGACTGTGGTCACCGTGGATGCCGCTTGACGTGCCTAGTAGCACACTTGCGTTGCCGCTTGGCTTGACGCAGGTTGTACGTGCTGCTGGATTGATGCCTAGTAGCTTTGCCATTTGGCGGTTAACTCTTTTGACAAGTTCTGCGCCTTCTTTAAGAATTGCTTCGTTAAACAAGATGTCTGGTGAGTTCATCCATCCTGTTACGCTTACGCCAATCAATGCCTCACGGTCAAAGATCTTCTTGCTTGTCTCGTCTAGGAAGTTAAAGTCAGTGTAACCTGCCTGTAGTGTACCAAGGATAGCACCAACACGGCACGCCTTAAGGAATTCTTCTTTTGTTGTACACTTGCTGCCGTTAATTTCGCTTAGGTTACAACCTTGCCAACCAGACGTTTTCTTCTTGCCCTCAATTAGAACAGGGTACTTGCCAATTTCAACACATGGGTTGTATGTATGCTCTGTTGATTCTGAGAACACAAAACCTGGCTCGCCAAACTGACGAATTGATTTCATAATGTCTGCAAACTGCTCACGGTTTGCGTCTTTGCGTACAATTACAGCTGAGTTGTTTGAACGTCCGCGTTGTGGATTGTCCTCATACCAGTTGCCAGTCTTTGCTTTAATCATTTCCTGGTCGTCTGGGCTAAACAGACAAATCGTTGCACTGCGACGAACGCCGCCTGCCAAAACCGCGTCAGCGGCGTGCATACAAATATCATATACTTCAATTGATTTGAGAACATCGCGGCCAGCTAACACTGCGCCTTGTAACAGGTGTTCAATTTTGTCAAGTGCTTTGCGTAGAGGCTCTGGACCAGGTGCTTTAAATCCGCCTGAGATCATCGCGCCTTTTGGACGTACTTTATTAAGGTCAAAATATACACGACGCCCTGTGTACTCAGGATTTTTACCACCATTGACGAAAAAACTCGACATAAGAACGTCAAGTGCGGTCGCCCAGCCTTCAATGCTATCTTCTACTTCGTGGATCTTGGCTTGGCCCTTGCGCTGCGCCACTTTAGGCAACTTTGCAACGTGATGTTTCTGAACTGAGAAC